TATGAAGATGAAAATTACTCAAAGTTTGAAGAATATGCAAAACTAGTATCTAAAGAAAATTGTTGTTTATCTATTTGGGAATATCCTGAATTTAAAAATTCAGAATTACTAAATTTAAAGAAAATATTTTTTAAACCTGGATTATATGAACTAAAATTAAAATCATTTCACGAAATAGGTTGGACTTATTTTGTGGCAGGTGAATTTAGAAAAGATAAATGGTTTGAATCTAAAAATATTTTATCAAAAGAACTGTGTAATACACTAATTAAAGAAAATAAAGATTTAGTTATACACGAAGATGTTGAAAGAGTAGTAGATGGAATACTACATAAAAGAATTTGGAATAAGGTTGACCTTAAATATAATAGTGAGTTTGAACAAGTTTTAAACAAAACATTATTTTCAGGTTTTAAACCAGTTGATATTAAAAATATACGATGTTGGTTTGTATCATATGAAGAAAATGAACTATATGATAGACGTGTTGAAACAATTAAAGGATTACCTTTAAATGATGAAGAACAATTTTCTACAACGTATGATTTTAATTTAAATGATGATTATGAGGGTGGAGATATAGAGATATATGATATATGGCTTAAAAATGATAGAGAAACTTATTCATTAGTAAGACCTAAAGTTGGAGAGTGTTTAATATACAAACCATATCAACATATAACTCAGAAGAAAGTTACAAAAAATACAAAATACCAAATATTGGTAATGGTTAAAAATAAAGATTTAAAGAAAAATTTAATATAAAATGGCAGTAAAAAATTACGGTGAAGAATTAGATTGGGAACTTGATGTAGATTTCCCATCTTGGGCAAATACAGAAATATATGTTAAAACAATATCAAAAGGATATTTGTTACCTGGTGAAAAACCAAAGGATGCGTATTGGAGAGTTGCAACAAGAGTTGCTCAGAGATTAAACAAACCACAAATGGCAACTAAATTCTTTGATTATATTTGGAAAGGTTGGTTAAACTTAGCAACACCAGTTCTTTCAAATACTGGTACTGATAGAGGATTACCTATATCTTGTTTTGGTATTGATGTTGCCGATTCTATATATGATATTGGTTCAAAGAACTTAGAACTAATGTTACTTGCAAAACATGGTGGTGGTGTTGGTATTGGTGTAAATCAAATTAGACCAGCAGGAGCTACTATTACAGGTAATGGAACATCTGATGGTGTTGTACCATTTTGTAAAATATACGATTCTACGATACTTGCAACTAACCAAGGTTCGGTAAGAAGAGGAGCAGCATCTGTTAACCTTAATATTGAACACGAAGATTTCGAAGAATGGTTAGAAATCAGAGAACCTAAAGGAGATGTAAATAGACAATCACTTAATCTACACCAATGTGCAGTTGTAGGTGATAAGTTTATGAGAAAACTTGAACAAGGAGAACCTGATGCAAGAAGAAAGTGGGGAAAACTACTACAAAAAAGAAAAGCAACTGGTGAACCATACATCATGTACAAAGGAAATGTAAACAAATCAAATCCTGATATGTACAAAAAAAATGGATTAAAAGTTCATATGACAAACATATGTTCTGAAATTACTTTACACACAGATGAGAACCATTCATTTGTTTGTTGTTTATCATCAGTAAATCTTGCTAAGTACAACGAGTGGAGAGATACTGATTTAGTTTATACAGCAACTTGGTTCTTAGATGGAGTACTTTCTGAGTTTATTCAAAAGGCTAAAAACATGAGAGGATTTGAAAATTCTGTTGCATCTGCTGAAAAGGGTAGAGCATTAGGATTGGGAGTTTTAGGATGGCACACTTACCTACAACAAAATGGTATTCCATTTGAAGGTATGGAAGCTCAATTTGAAACTCGTAAGATTTTTTCTCAGTTAAAGATAGAATCAGAAAGAGCATCAAGAGATTTAGCATCAGAATATGGTGAACCTCTTTGGTGTAGAGAAAGTGGATTTAGAAATACTCACTTAAGAGCAGTTGCTCCAACAGTTAGTAACTCTAAATTAGCTGGAAACGTATCTGCTGGTATTGAACCTTGGGCGGCGAATGTATTCACCGAACAAACTGCAAAAGGAACTTTCATTAGAAAGAACAATGAGTTAGTAAAGGTTTTAAGAAAAGCAGGTATCAATAATAAAGAAACATGGGACCAGATAATGGCAGATGGTGGTTCTGTTCAAGATATTAAAGAACTTGATAAGTGGTGTTACTTAGCTGGTAAAATGGTACTTTGTAATGAAATAGAAAATGGAGATAGAGATAAGATTTATCCTGTTAAAGATGTTTTCAGAACTTTCAAAGAAATCAATCAAATGGATTTAGTTAAACAAGCTGGTGTAAGACAACAGTATATTGACCAAGGTGTTTCATTAAATTTAGCATTCCCTTCCATTGCATCACCGAAATGGATTAACCAAGTTACATTGGAAGCTTGGAAACAAGGAATTAAAACGTTGTATTATATGAGAACTGAATCAGTTCTTAGAGGTGATATAGCAACAAGAGCAGTTGACCCTGATTGTGTTGCTTGTGATGGTTAACTAATTAATTAAATAGGAGAAATTAAAATGGTAGAAGTAAAGAAATTTTATGCAGAATGGTGTGGACCTTGTAAGGTTCTAACACCTCTTATGGAAAACGTAAAAACAAAGTTTACATCTGTTAAATTTGAAAATGTGGATATTGATTCACAATTTGAAATAGCTCAGAAATACTTTGTTCGTTCAGTTCCAACAGTAATTATCGAAAAAAATGGTAAAGAAGTTGAAAGATTTGTAGGAGTTCAATCAGAATTAGCTTATATAAATGCTTTAAATGAAAATTTATCATAAAAAATTAGGAATTCTCGATTTTTTTTCGTATATTTACATAGTAAATAAAAATAATACAATATATGGCTGGAATTAAATTCGTTCACGAAGAAGAAAAAGAAGTAAAATTAAAAGGAACACCAAAAGTTCCCTTTAATAAAAGTAAAAAATTAAGTAGTATGGATGGCTCTGAAGTCCTATACTATATTGATGTTGAAACTGCATTTAAAATGAAGTTAGATACATTCTGTGATTTTACTAAAAAACATCCACTTACGAAAAGTTATGTGGTAATCACAGTACCAATTGAGAGAATACAATAAAACATAAAACTAATTACAATGAATCGTTACAATGAAAAACAACTTGAAGAAAACTATAACAAGTTTCTTGAGGCGTTAAAGAAATCGTTTGATGGAGAACGATTAGAAAAATTACTCCATATGTACTCAATGGAAGAATTAGGACCAAACCTAATGTTATCTCCAGCGAGTGGAAACATAAACTATCACAATGCTTACGAAGGTGGTTATATAGACCATGTTATGAATGTGGCGAGAAACTCACTTCGTATGATGAAACTCTACAAAGAAGCTGGTGGAATTATAGATTTTACACAAGAAGAATTATTATTCGCTGCATTCCATCACGATTTAGGTAAACTTGGTGATAAGGGTAAACTACATTATTTAACTAATGATAGCGACTGGCATGTTAAGAATCGAGGAGAAACTTACAAAAGAAATACAGAGTTATCTTATTTAACACATACTGATAGAACATTTTTCTTACTTCAAAAGTATGGTATAACTTATGCAGAAAATGAATATTTTGGAATCAAACTTACTGATGGTATGTATGATGAAGATAACGTAAAATACTATAAAGTATTTGATGTATCAAAATATCTAAAAAGTAATATTCAATATATTCTTCATTGGGCAGACCATATGAGTACTACAATCGAAAGAGATATAGAACTTAAACAAAAATAACGTATGTGTGGAATCTTAGGAGGTAATCTCTTTAAGAACAACGATGACATGAAGAATGGACTTACTTCTATGATGCATCGTGGTACTGATGGGAATACTATAATATCATTTAAGAATAATATGAAGTTATCTCATAACCGATTATCTATTCAAGATTTATCAAAAGCAGCAGGCCAACCAATACCATCAGAAGATGAAAGATATTGGATTGCTTTCAATGGTGAATTATGGAAATCAACATTTAAAAAGTTTGATAAAAAACTTAGGTCAAAATATAATTTTACAACAGAAAAATCTGATACTGAGTTATTACTTTATATTCTAATTGATAATATAGATAATCTTGAGTCAATAATGAATGAAATAGAGGGAATGTTTTCATTTGCTTTATATGATAAAAAAGAAGATAAAACAATTCTTGGTAGAGATTTTATGGGTAGATTGCCTTTTTATTATTACTATGATAATATTGGTTTTGTATTTTCAAGTGAAGTAAAGGGATTAACTGAATCAATGGATGATTTAAAATATTTTCACATTGATAAAGGTTCTCGTTTTAATTCAAAATATAAAGCAGAGGAAAAGATAAAAATAGTTGAACCAGGTACTTTGATAACCTTTGAATCAGATAAAACATTAGAAGGATATAAAAAATCAGAAACAGTTTGGTTTGATTTTAAACCATCACCATTTGATAAAAAACACTTAACAGGATATTATCCAAGAACCGAAGAAGAGTTTAGTTTATATGAAAATGAAGATAAAGGAATTGATTACTATTCATCTGAATTTAAAAGATTATTAGAAGAAGCTGTTGATGATGAAATGATTGCAGATGTTCCTATTTGTACAATTCTTAGTGGAGGTATTGATAGTACTATTATCAGTTATATACTTTCTAAGAAACTAAAAAAACAAGGAAAACGATTAACTGCATATGTTGTTAATGTAAATAAGAGTAGAAAAACAAAAGTAAAAGATGATTTATACTACGCTACATTAGCTGCTAAATTATTTGATATTGATTTAAAAGTTATTAATTATGATGAAATTGATGTAAAAAGAAAATTAATACATTCAATATGGGCATCTGAAACTCATAAATGGACTCAAATATCTCCTGCAGTTATACAACTTGCATTAGCATGGCAAATAAGAAAAGATGGATTTAAAGTTGTATTTGGTGGAGAGGGAGCTGATGAAATATTTGCTTCATATGGTGATGTAAAAAGATTCTGTTGGCATAAACCAATTTGGTATCATCAAAAGAGAGTTAATTTGATTAATAACTTACATAAAAGTAATCTTATTAGAACAAATAAAGCAATGATGTATGGTGGTGAGGTAGAATTAAGAACTCCATTTATTAATAAAAAGGTTATTGATTTTGGATTAAGAATACCTACAAAATACAGAGATGATAAGGAAGGAACAGGTCAAAGAATGAAATATGTTCTAAGAAAGGCCTTTGAAAAAGAAATAGGTTCATTAGATACAGAACTCTTATGGAGACCAAAGAAAACATTCCAAGTTGGTGCACATAGTGATTTCTTAAAAAAACCTATTTGGAAAACGAAAATAGAAGATATATTTGAACAATTATTTATAGAAAAAAATGACAATATCGAAATACGAGAGTTGCTTGCTCAAGGACAAAGCGGACATAACCGAGGTAGTATTGCAGAGATTACCATCGATTAACATTTTAGGTGCATTTGAAAAACCAACTTTAGATAAAGATAAAGTAAAGGTACTTTCAGTTAAATTTAGTAAGGTTGGTAAAAAAACCTTTACTGATTATAAAAACTTAGAATGGGTAATATGTCGTTCTCATGGTATTGATAATGTTAATATTGAAGAAGCTAGAAAAAGAAACATAGGTATTGTTGCAACTGCACCAACTGCTAAACCATGTGCTAATTGGATTCATAGTAAAATTAAAGAAGATGATTCTGTATTAATTTTTGGTAATGGTGCAATATCAAAAGAATTACAAAAGAAAATAGGTAATTTTAATCTTGTAAATTCTAAAACATCTCAAGAAGAAATTGATAGATATTTAAAATTCTGTAAAACTATCGTAATTACAATACCTTTTAATAAAAGAACTAAAAACTACTTTGATAGAACTTTCTTTTCTAAGATAAAAAATAAAGTAGATATTATTTCTATATCTCGTGGAGAAGTTTTTGATAATGGAGCAATATTGGATTTCTCAGTAAATAAAAAACTAAGAAATGGACATTTCGATATGTTAACTACTGATGGTAGAAAAAGATTATTAGAAAGAAAAGAAATCAGATACTATGAGCACACTTCATGGGAATATAATCAACCAAAGGATTCTCATGGTAAATTAGGTGGTTATGTAAACATTGAGTTTGCAGAGAACTTAAAATTAGTAGTAGATAGTTGTTTAGAAGATAGAGTACAAGATGCTCATTTAAATAGAATAAAGAATTTATGGTTCTAACACCAATAGAAGAATATAAATTAAAAGGAAAGACAGTTCATGTCAAACGAGATGATTTAGTTGGAAATGGTACAACTCTTCCTCGTTGGGCAAAGATTGAAGGTATTCGTAAAATATTAGAATCAGATTACAT